AACCACCTTCAGTAGTAGGAAATACAGAAACACTAACTTGCATAGTGTTATCCGTAGGATGTAAAGTAATCTTGGGATTCATAACCGCAGAATTAGTTACATCAGGGCGTTGCAAGATAATCTTTTCTTTACCGAAACCATAATTCCAATCTTTGACAAACATCCACCATTGCATACCATAAGCTCCACCTTTGATATCTGTAAAATTCTCTTTCAAGAGAGGAGGACCTGATAAAGGAGCTTTGTTTCCAGGAATTACGGCAGCAGTAGTAGCATCATGATTTGAAGTTAAATCTCCTGATCCTCCTCCTGTTAATCCTGAATATACAGATTGTGCAACTGTAGGGGGTGAAGGTGGTGGTGGTGGACTTCCTACAGGAGGTTTAGCTGCATCATTTCCACCAGGAGCAGGAGTTCTTCTTTTGGAGAAAAATATATTGGGCCAATTATCTGGTGCTGTGAAATCGTAGATAACAATACATACAACTACAAATACAGCTAGACCAAGAACCCATACAATAGGTTTATAAAATCCTGAAATAGCAGAAGATGTTGTTGCTACTGCACCTGTTACTGCTTCAGATGCCTTTTTCTGAGCATCAGCTAATTGTCTTGTTAATTCATCTGCTGTAAATGTTCCTCTTGAAAGATCAGGGGCAAATCTTGGTGCTACAGGAGCAGGTTTTGAAGAGAATAAACCCATTTGTTAAAACTCGCGAAGTTAAAAACGGACGTCTTAACAGTTAGAAATGCAGAGGACAATGTATTGTAATAATTGTGGGGATAAAGGACATGTATTTAGATCGTGTCCAGATCCTGTAATATCGTGTGGAATCTTATTCTTGAGAGGGGTTTATGAACCTTTGAAATTACCAGTTAGTGCTTCTTCATTAAGTGTTTTGATGGTGAGAAGAAAGGATAGTATGTCTTATATGGAATTTATTCGTGGGAAATATGATTCAAGAGATATTGAGTATTTGAAACGTCAGTTCTTAAATATGACAGTCCAAGAACAGAAGCTTATTGTTGAAGAAGAATTTGAAACATTATGGACTCGTCTTTGGGGTAATAATCGTGATACAGAATCATTTGAATATAATTTGGCAAAAGATAAATTCTATGCTGTCGACCGTAAGAAACTTATTGCCTTAGTACCATCACATTTTACTGAACCTGAATGGGGATTTCCCAAAGGACGACGATCCAAAGGTGAAACAGATTTAGAATGTGCTGAACGTGAATTCTTTGAAGAAACAAATATTCCTCCTGATGCTTACACAGTTATGGAAAATTTGACTTTCAGTGAAACTTTTACAGGGACAAATAACATCAGATATAAACATAAGTATTTTATAGCTTTATTGAAAGACTCAACAGTATTTACATTAAGACAGAAGCTCACACCAGTCCAACGACGTGAGATTTCCAGCGTAGGATGGAAGACTCTCACAGATTGCAAAAATATAACTCGCCCACATTATTCTGAAAGAAAAAAGATGATTACGGAATTAGAACGTACAGTTTCTCTTGCTTCCAAATAATGGATTACAAGTTAGTTGGTATTTCAACTTTAGCAGTTTACGGAACTTTATTGATAGCAGGAACAATTATATCCCTGTTATCAAGTCAATTTCAATGTTCCAAAATTGGTATTGGAGAAAGTTTTAAGCAAGGTGCAATCTTCGGTGTATTTCCAACTATAACCTATGCGATTGCTGCTATCTTTTTATTTGTTCGTAAAAACTTTTCAAATACTCTTCAAGGGTTTGGTATTCCAGAAGAATATGCGCCTGTGATGGGTGTAGGGTATTTGGTAATGTTGGCATGCTGGATTTCAGTTGTTTCAGTAATTCATAATACAGCAAAAGCTGTATGTAATCCTGACGTCAATCAGATGTCTACATTCAAAAAGAATCTTTTAGCTAAAATTGCTGCCAAAGAAAAAGAGATAGAAGCTCAGAAATCATAATTAAGTAACCATACAACACTCATATATGATACAACGGCAAATACAAACATCCACCACCAAACTGGAAAAATAGTAGATTCCTTTTTACCAACTCCAAATGGTCGAACTCGACCTTGTTGTCCGAAAGCAACCTCTGGTTTCATGTATAGAAATCCTGATACTAAAAACAGGTAAATAACAATCATCCACATTTTAGGATTTTTGCGGAGTATCTCTTCCATTATGATTTCGTCGCCAAAAATAAGTAGCATGTTCGTCCTACCCAATCGGAAAGCATTCTCGGATTCTATCACTCGAATATTCTTAAAATATCGTAAAACTGATATTGATCCTTTATCAGAAGATGCTGGTGAAGATTTATGTCTACAAAGAGGCGATGCTAAAAATTCAAGAGAACTCTTTACTTATCAAAAGATCGTTAGAGAATATCTTTTAATGGAAACTCCTTATCGTGGTCTTCTTTTATATCATGGTCTTGGATCTGGTAAAACTTGTTCTTCTATTGCAGTAGCGGAATCTTTATTATCGACTAAAAAATGTTACATTATGTTACCTGCTTCACTTGCAGATAACTATAAAGGAGAAATTCGTAAATGTGGAGATCCAATTTATGCTTTCGAGCAATATTGGGAATCTAAAACAATTACTTCTCCCGAAGATCGTGAACAAGCAAAAGGATTCGGAATTTCTGATAAGTTTTTAGATACAAATGGAAGATTTTATATAACTTCTCCTGGTCGTGAACCTAATTTCAGAACTTTAGCTTTAGATATTCAGAAAGGTATCCGTACACAAATTGATGATATTTTAGAACAACGATTTACGTTTATTAACTATAACGGTATTTCATCATCTAATATTGATTCTATTTTACCACCTGATAAACCTAATCAATTTGATGATACCGTAGTTATTATTGATGAGGCTCATAATTTAATTAGTTATGCTTTAAAGGAATCACTTCGTGGAAGATTGTATGAACGGATTTATAATGCAAAAAATTGTAAGGTAGTATGTTTATCTGGTACACCTGTTATAAATAAACCACAAGAAATTGCATATTTAATGAATTTGCTTAAAGGACCTATTGAACGTGTGGTAATCCCAACTAAATCTGCTATGGCATGGGATGAAACAAATATGACATCGTATTTCAAGAAAATGAAAGATGTAGATACAATTGAATATAATTCTGTGAAACGAACTATTATGTTAACTAGAAATCCTCCTTATTTTGAAAGTCAATATAATGAAAAAGGAGACCGAACAGCTGTAAAATACAATAAAGATTTTCCACAAGAACGTGATATTAAAGAATGGGTTTCTAAATGGAAATCTAATTTTGAGAAAGAATTACCAGGAATTGATTTAGAACAACCTGAGAAATTTATAGTTGAAGAATTGAAATGTCTTCCAACTGAATATGAAGAATTTGCAAAGTTATTTATTGATGGACTTTCAATTAAAAATTCTTTGCTTTTCAGTCATCGTATTCAAGGATTAGTTTCATATTTTAAAGGTGCAGATGAAAGATTATTACCTAAACGTCTTGAAGAAGAATCTACTTTAGTTAAGATTCCCATGTCTCCTGAACAATTCCAACGATATCTTGAAACAAGATGGATTGAAGTTCAACGTGAATCTCGTAAAGCACGTAATCCTTCTTTAAATGAAGATTTTGGATCATTTCGTATGACTTCAAGATTATCTTGTAATTATGCTGTTCCTCAAGAATTACGATATGAAATTCCTGAAGGAACAACTGAAGGTGATTTAAATGATAAACCTGAATTGGCAGATAAGACTGATGTTATTGAAAAGTTAAAAGGTGATCCTGAAAGATTTTTATCTGATTCTGGTCTTGAAAAATATTCTCCTAAAATGTTAGCTGTCTTAAAAGATCTAAAAGCTAATCTTGGTGAAACTGGAAAATTCAATAATCAATTTGTTTATTCTCAATTTCTTTCTTTAGAAGGGTTGGGAGTATTTATGGCGATTCTAGATCATAATGGATTTCAACCTTATAAATTAGTTAAAAATAATGGAATATGGGAAGAATCATCTGAAATGAAGGCAGGTGTTCCTGCGTATGCTCTTTATACTGGTCAATCAACTGATGATCGTGAAATATCTCGTCAGATTTTTAATCAAGATTATTCTGATACATTTCCTCAATCTTTAAAAGATTCAATTAAAGAACATCGTCTTTGTGTATTTTTGGGTTCAAGAGCAGCGGCCGAAGGTATTACTTTAGCAGATGTACGACGTGTCCATATTATGGAACCTTATTGGAATCCTGCAATCATCGAACAAGTAATTGGTCGAGCAATACGTATTTGTTCTCATCGTAAACTTCCTCTTGAAGAACGAACAGTAGTTGTGAAACTTTACATGACAGTATTCAGTCCAGAACAAGCAACTACATCCGAAGGATTTAATATAGTTCCAATTCGTCGTAATGATATGACTTTAAAAAGATATGAAGGAAATGAACCTCGTGAGACGTTTATGACATCTGATGAATATTTATATGAAGTTTCTTACGAAAAAGGACGTATTATTAAAAACATTAGTCATCTCCTAAAACAATCTGCAGTTGATTGTGAAATTCATCGTAAATTACATTCAAAAGAGAAACCTGTAATTCAATGTATGCGCTTTGATACAAAAACTACATCTGAAGATTTAGCATATAAACCTTCATTCAAAACTGATGATTTAGATACTCTATATTTAAGAAATATTCAACGTAAGAATCGTAGACTTCAAATCGTTAAAGTTAAAGATTTAGTATTTGTGTTAGATCCTGATACAAATGAAGTATTTGATCATCCTGCATTCATAGATACAAAACGTCTAATAAAATTAGGAACTAGAACATCACCTGGAGAAATCAAATTTTTTAACTCAGTAAGTTGATAATATGGCATCTAATATTCAACGTGGAGCTGTAAAGTTAGATGCGGGTGATTGGACGCGTCTTAAAAGATTATCAGGAGCTCGTGATTTCCAAGCTAATGCTGAACTAAGAGCAAATCGTGATGTAACTAATCCTGCAAGCAGCCCTACAAATGCAGTAGTTGATAGTGGTAGAATACTTGAATATGGAACATCACGAATTCGTAGACCTGCATCAAACTACACAGCTTATAGAGCGTGGGGGACATCCGATTACCCGACTCAAACTAGTCTTAACGGAACAGTTACTGTTTCTCTTAATAGATTATGTAATTGTGCTGTTCCTCCTGCTAGTGTAAGATATACTAAACCAGGTCTATGTCCTATATGTGTTCCTAAATAAATTACGTATGGTGTTAAAGGCTAAACAATGAAAACTATTAGTCATATAATAGAATGCCTGGTGGATTAATGCAATTAGTTGGTAAAGGGGCACAAGATGTTCTTGTGACAGGAAATCCTTCCTTTACTCACTTTCGATCAATGTATAAAAGACATACTGAATTTGCGATGGAACATTTTCAGTTATATTTTAATTATAGTAAACTATCACTTCCAGCTTTTGGTAATATAACTTTACAAACAAAAGTAGATCGTAATGCTCAATTACTTCATGATTGTTATTTGAGTGTAACTATTCCTGATATTTATTCACCTGTTGTTCCTAATGGTGTTAATCAAGCAATAGGGTATGAATTTCAATGGATTAAAAATTTGGGATATAATATGATTAATTATATTGCCGTAACAATCAACGGCTCTGAAATTGTTCGTCATACAGGTGAATGGATGAAATTATATGCTGCCTTGAAATTTGATAAAGCAAAGAAGGATATGGTGAATCAGATGGTAGGAAATACGGTAGATCTTTATGATCCTGCAAACGCATATGACAGAATAAACCAATACCCTCATGCAATCTCATCAGCTACTAGTCTCGCTGCACCATCAATTCCTGGTCGAGTTCTTTCAATTCCTTTACATTTTTGGTTTTGTGAACTTATTGGAAATGCATTACCTTTAATTGCTTTACAACATTCCGAGGTTGCTTTTATAGTTGAACTAAAAAACATGTATCAGCTTTTTACAGTTAGAGATGTAACGAATCCAGTTCCAACACGTGTAACTTTAAATTCTAGTACTTCAATGGCTAGATTTTTATCACCTCCAACTTTTGCAGTTACGCCTCTACCTTCAAATCCTAATCTTTTATTATGGAATTTGAATCCTTTTATTGAAGCAAACTATATCTTTGTTTCTGATGCTGAAATGGCTCATATCGCAACAACAGATCATTCATTTTTAATTCATGAAGTAAATCTGATAGAAACTGATAATCAGTATTCAGTTGGCGATGATATAGATTTAGGAATGCATAATTTATGTACTCGAGTTGTATGGGTAGCCCAAAGAAGTGACAGACTTGCCTTGAATGATTGGGATAATTATACAAATTGGTCTGATCCTCAAAGACCTCCTCTTGTTAGTAACTTAGTCTTTCCATGGTATACAACTGGGAATGTACAATTACCTGGAATATCATCAAGAGAAATTATGATTACTTCAAATATTGTTCTAGATGGTAAAGATCGATTTACTGAAAAACAATATCAATTCTTCGATGAAATTCAACATTATCGTCATCACACAGGAACTACTAGCGTTGAATTGCCCGGGGTATACGCATATTCATTTGCATTAGAACATAATACGGGTCAACCTTCAGGAGCAATTAATGGATCTCAGTTTAATAAGACAATTTTAAGAAATGTATATGTTCAACCACCAATAACTGGTAATGGAACTCTTGGGAGAAGAGATCTTTGCGTTTTGAAATCTACAGCTAATGATCCTAACCCTACAGTTGTAAATCCAGATGAAAGAGATACACAAGGAAGATTGGTATATAGCTCAGCGGATATAGTTCATATAATTACGAAGACTCCTGGAAGTATATATAGTTATACATTTAATGTCAACGCATATGTTGAATCTTATAATTTTTTGCGAGTTATTGGAGGCGTAGCAAATGTAGTGTTCTCATCATAATAAGGATGAGTGGTCTAACAATTTTGAATGCTACTTATGGAACAAGTTCGACTTCTACAGATGTTACAAGTTCTGTAACTTCATTAGTTCAAGATGGTGTATTAAATCTAAGTGTCAGTCCATTTTCTTTGAATGTAGATGATCCTGCTCCAGGTCAAACTAAAACTTTAAAGGTTAATTATAGTATTAACGGTGGTTCATCAACATTAAGAGAAGCAATTGATGGCGGATCCATAAATATAAATGCGCCTCCTGAAAGACATGCATCAGGATTACAGATTAAAAAAGCAGAGTATGGTGTTGACGGAAATATGACAGATGTTTCAGATGCCTTACGTGGAATGATTAATAATGGCTCTATTAATTTAACTGTTGGATTCAGACAAGTTGGGTTACCTGATCCTAACCCTCAAAAACAAAAAAATCTACAAATTACGTATACTATAAATGGAGCTGAAAATTCTAGAACTTTGAAAGATGGACAAACTCTTAGCATCAGTGCACCAGCAGTATCAGCACCATCAGGAACAACACCAGTACAAAACAGTTTTAATCTGCTAGCAAGTATTTATAAAGGTGTAGCGGAAGCATTGGGGTTCTTTTTACAAGCTATGTCAGTTGGTGGAGCATTTGAATTTGGAAATGTAAATGGAGGTTATGGTTATTTGCTAGGAGGAATTGCCTTTATTATTCCATTCTTTTCATTCTGGGCACTTCCTTTAGTAATTCTTGTGATGCGAATGTTTTATGATAGTGATTTTCCTATACCAAGAGTTTAGAGGTAACAAACATGTAATAAATAATGGATAAGCAATACTGGCAAGATATTTGGAGAAAAATATGTGATATGGCATATTATCGAAAGGGAATAACATCAAAAATCACAACTAAATATGATGGAGTATTTCTGGATAGTATAGTTAAGAAAGACTATACAGAATACACATTTGATCATATTTGGTATCAAGTAACAAAAGCAAAAAGTCCTAATGGACCTCATATAGATGCTTTAATTGTTCCAGAACTTTTAGAGATTTATGTTCCTCGTGTTTTATTTGAATGTGCAGGTGCTTATGTTTTTTTTAGATATTCGTTTCCAAATTGTGAAATACATTATTGGGAAGATGAAGTTATAGTTTAGATACCCTTGAAGAGACCAACTCCCTTGAATCCGCAGAATACGTCTCCAGATTCACGAGCTTCGTATACGCGACCAGTCTTCTCACCAACCACGTAATCCTTGCCGTTGAACTCGGTCTCCTCAAAGTCCTCGTCGTCATCTGCATCAGGACCCTTTACGAAGCGTCCATTATCAGAATCCCAATAAGTTCCAGGAGGATCAACAGGAGCAATCTTACTAATCTCAGATAACTCCTCGATAGTTACAGAAGTAACCTCCTGCTTTGACAGCGTCTCCTCCTCCTCGACATCCTCAACAGGCTTCTTAGTCTGTGCGAAAGCTCGCATGTGATCTGCAAGACCATCCTTGCGATAATCATCCTCAGACAACTCCTCAATGTAAGTTG